AGTTCACGACCACAAAGTAGACCAACAAAAACCCAAGTTGTAGACATCGGAATGTCATTGAGTTCTTTGAAGAAAAACAAGATAAGCCAATATACAGCATCAATAATTGTTGCAGAGCGAACATAACGAGTATTATGCTTTTCTAAAACAATATTTTGAATCTTACCACCACCTTCTCTGAACATGAACCAAAGTCCACCAACAAAAATAGCAGAAATAGCAATCATCATATCAACAGGAATCTGTCTTGGTAAGAAAACTGCAATATTAGCAATATCATGAGATAACCAAGTCCACCATAAGAATCCAGTAGTAACCCATTGTCCGATTCTCCACCAACGTTTGTGTTCTTCTTTAACTGGTTTTGATTCGTCTAGAATCTTAGTTACGCCGATCCAAATAGCATAAGCAGCCACAGCTGCAACAGCATATCCCATCATAGATTTCATCAGCATTTTTTCTAACACAAAGGTTGATGCAAAAGCTGATAATACTAAGAATGAAGTACTCACAGGTACTCCAATACGCGTTAAAAGAAGTAAGAGTCCAGGGGCTAACGCGTGATACCACTGAATTTCTTGAAAGGGAATCTTATTCAGTCTACCATAGGAGATATCTCCTCCATAAGCATACCAACCGTACCATAATGCCCAAAGCAAAACAGACGAAGCGGCTACCCACATCGTCTGCCAACTGAATCGTTCATTGTTTGAAGCAATCCAAGTACCAAGAGTTTGTACAGAATCATTTGCTATAACAGAGTATGCAGCAAATAAGAATCCAATTCCCATCCAAAGAGTTAAAAGTTCCATTTTAATTTCTCCTTAGAATTAAATAAGAGGCCGTTAGACCTCTTATTTTTATTATATTACAAAAATGTTACAGTTTTATGAAATTTAAAACTTTTTTACACAGCAATAAAATAGACTAGACTAATTGCAGCGATAGCGAGACTACCACCGTTTAAGTCAGCCATGCGTCCGCTTAAGGCTTTTGTAATTGCGTAGGCAATAAAACCTAGAGCAATTCCATGAGCGATGCTAAATGTTAAAGGCATAAGCACTGCTGCTAATGCTGCAGGAGCATACTCTGTAACATCGTCCCAATCAATATCAGCAATATTGCGTAAAAAGTATGTAGCGATAAAAATTAAGGCTGGTGCTGTAGCATAAGCTGGAATGCTTTGTGCTAGCGGTGCTAAGAACAAACAAGCGCCAAACAACAAAGCAACGACAACAGCTGTTAAACCAGTTTTACCACCTTCTTTAATACCTGCCCCGCTCTCAATATACGAAGTAGTATTTGAAGTACCAACTAAAGCACCTGCTGTTGTAGCAACTGAATCTGCGAGTAGTGCGCGGTCAATTCCTTCAACTTCTCCACTTTCATTAACTTTACCAGTTAGATTGGCAACACTAGTAAGTGTTCCAGCTGTATCAAAAAAGTCAACAAATAGAAAAGCAAAAGCAGTTCCAATAAAACCAGCAGTAAATAACATACTAAAGTCTAAACTAAAGGCGTGTTCAGGATTTGGAATAGCTCCTGCTATACCGTTAAGGTCTTGTAGTCCTGTGACCCAAGCAATGATAGATACTGCAAGAATACCGAGAATCACAGCTCCTGGTACTTTACGCTTATCAAGTACTGCCATGATAATGAAACCAAGACCAGTAAGTAATACGGGCCAGCTTGTGACATCTCCAAGACCAACAAGTGTTGCTGGATTATCTACCACAACACCCGCATTTTTAAGACCGATAATAGCAAGGAATAGTCCAATCCCTGCTCCAATACCTAGTTTCATACTTCGTGGAATACTGTTGATAATGTATTTTCGTGCGGGGGTAATACTAAGTCCAATAAACACTACACCAGCTACAAATACAGCTGCAAGTGCTTGTTGATAGGTATATCCCATCCCAAAAATCACACCAAAGGTGAGAAAAGCATTGAGCCCCATACCAGGTGCTAGCGCAACAGGCCAATTAGCCCAAAGTCCCATAATTAACGTACCGATTACAGCAGCAATAATAGTCGCTGTAAATACAGCGCCAAAAGTCATTCCGCTTCCCTCCGTAGAGAGGATAGCAGGATTTACTACAGTAATATAGGCCATAGTAAGAAAGGTTGCAATACCAGCCATAACTTCTGTACGAATACTCGTACCAGCGGCAGACAACCCAAATAGTTTCTCTAACATATAATTCTCCTGTTAGTTTTTAAATTTAAGCTAATGCTCTGATTCGCTCAACCAAGCGATCAGCGCGTTTAGTTACTTGTCGATACCAACGAGAATCGACCATTTCATCAGCAGCACGATTCCAATCACGAGCATCTACACCCGCTTTCATGCCTTTGAATTTTGAGAGACGTGGGTATCCAAGATTGAAACACATATTAGCGATCACTCTTTGCGCAGTTTCAGGCAATTCATAAAAGTCTGAGTAAAGATTTTCACAATCTTTAATCACAATTTCCATATCAGCTTTGAAAGCTTCTTCAACTCTCTCTTCAGAAACAGGAGTACCAACAGCTTGTCCATGTTCAGGGTCGTCTGTACGTACTAGGTGTCCAATACCAAAAGTAGGTAAACCAAGGTGATCAAGATAAATCTCGTACTTAACACCTTCGTCTCGTTCAATTTCAACTCTTAATTCAGTTAAATTCATTAGTTATATCCTTTCTTTTCATGTAAATATTTCATATAATAGTCTTCTCTGTCCTTGTCCATCTCTTTTCTCATTCGGCTTACGTTCTTTAGCTCTTGTTTATCTAACATAGTAACTTTTTGGGTCCAAATATCTCGTTTTACAGGTATCACTTGACAGATTGGTGTACCAGCAGGAATAAATACTCTTCCTCCCGGTTCAAGCTCTGTGTGGATAAAAGGAATATTTACGACATTATTATAAACATCTGAATCTACAAGTCCTGTGAGAGGGATAATAGGAGACTCAAGACGGTTAATACACGGTAGGTAAAGAACAGAATAGTCTTTAGGAGTTTCAATAACCCACGGATTCATGTACTTAAGAATAGTCATATTCTCAAAAGCGGAACCTTTTACTTGAGAAGCTGGGTGGCTCTCAATAGGATTCCAGCGTTCTACTAAAGCTCTATGATGATCATCAAGGTATGGAAGATGTATTTTTCCTTCAGGAGTTAGCTCAATTAAGGCATCCATATGCATTAACATTGTATAACCAGCAGTCATAGCATCTAAAAAAGGCATACAACGTTTTACGGAAGAGATCTTGCCAAGATTTTTATCCTCTACTTTAGGAGATAAATTCTTAAACCAGGGCGGTACGATCTTTTTTGAAGGAATTGGTGGTAAGACAATTTGATCAGGAAAATCCTTAATCAAATGAAATTTGATTGTTTTGTTTGTTGGCATGATTTACGTATTAGTTAAAGTGAATGAACTTGGAATATCTTCCTGATTTGGTTTTACTGTACCACAATCACAGACATCACAACCACAAGTTTCACAATCTGGCGAGTAGCAATGGCAGGAATGACCGCAACTTTTACAAGTTTTTACGTTGTCTTGCATTAAACTATGCCTCGTGATTCTAAAGAGCAGTTTTCTTTTCGTTCAGTGACCCAAGATAATTCTTGTATTAATCGTGTATACCACTGAATATCGTGAGGATCACTTGCATTTTCTCTGTCTGTTTTAAGTTGTTCAATACGAATATTGATGTAGTCTTCTATAGAATTTTTCTTTTTTCTCAACCTTGTAGGTTTTGTGATAATTTTATCCTCTAAAGGAATACCAAAAGAATATTGCATGACAATTCCTATCTACGTTTTAAACCACGGGTGTATTTTTGACTCTTCGGAGGCGACTTCTTAGATCCGCTAGGTCCGGCCCAATATACTTTGTCTGCCCAATAAGCAGCTGACATCTTTCCTTTGGCGATGTTTTTTGCATGGCGAGCTTTAAAGCTTCTGCGTGCCTCTGGAGAATAATTGTGCCCCATTGAAGAATCTCCAAAGTGTATAAGTCGCACTTTATCTCCCTCTTTAGCGAGCACCATTCCTTTTTTTCCTGCTCTATTTGAGCGTCTTGGTTTGTTGAATCCATCAAATGTAGTTCCTCTATACTTGATTTTACCACTTGGTGTGCGTTCTACTCCTGGGTATTTTGACATTTGCTATATCTCTCTTTAATTTCGTTTACAATTTGCCACTGGCGATGTGTTAATTGTGGGTATTTTTTCTGAGCATTTATACAACCAAGTATAAAATCATTTTCAGAGTCCGTCAAAGCCTGTTTATCAAAAAAATCCTTAAGAGGTTTTTTAATCCTACGAGTGCTCAAAAGTCTATATCCTTTCCTTTAGATTCCCACGTTTTATAACGTGTGGGATCTTTTTCTGGTATTTCATAGATAAAAGGATCTTTCTTCATTAACTCTTCTTTTCTTTTTTGAAACTCTTTTTCAAGTTTTCTTTCGTTTAGTTTATTCAATAACCAGTTGATCATATTGAAGTCTCCTGTTTTTTAATAGAGGTAAAAAAGGCACAGCGTCTTGTTCAAAGATCATAGGATCATCACCGTCAATAGTCATAATAATAGCGATATCTCTTATACCAGTTCCATACATCTCATTATGAGCTACCGCATAAGCACATCCTTGAATGTAGTAGTCTGTGATTTGTTTAGTAGATTTTTTCTTTTTTGACGTTTTAAAATCAATAATTGTAGGTTTACCCTTCCAAATACCTACCATATCACAACGACCTGCATACTGATATTTGTTTGACCAAAGTACTTGTTCTTGGCCCCAAACTTCTTCAATGCCTCTTTCCGTTGCTCTAATAAGGTCACGACTCATCTGTCTTACGTCTAGCCTTTGTGTAGAAAGTTCTTCCCAAATATCTTCACCGTTAAAATGTCTTTCTGCAAACTCGTGGACAAGAGTACCACGATCTGTAGCTTCTTTTGACACACGACGTGCCTCTTCTTCTCCAACACGTTCTATCCATTTTTGAAGCCAGGTGTTATCAGAAGTTTTACCTAGAATAGTGGTTATTGACGGATAAGAACCGTCAGGAGTATGATAAGTTCTGCCTGTAGGTAAAGTATCTGTCTTAACATCAGTCGTATAGTTGAATTTCATGTAAATCTCTCAAGGTGTTTATAATAGGTTTACCTTTTGCATTCATACTTGTATTAAGTAGAATAGGCCACCCATATTGTCTAGTGTATTCTAGGATAGACCATAAAAGGGGATTACTAGATCCAGTAACAGTTTGAAGCCTAGCAGTCATATCATGTGTTTTAAAGTTACCATCAATGATATCTGCTACAAATAACATATTAACATCTTCTTTATGTATATGAAAATATTTATCTTGTTCTTCTTTTTGGCAAATAGGAGCATAAGGTCTCCAAGTATCTGTTTTACGGCCTTTCATTTGATTAAGTTTTTCAATATTCTTTTTAGTTGGGCTACAAATTAAGCTACGATTGCCAAGAGCTCGTGGACCGAACTCAGCCTTCCCTTGAATAATTGGAACAATTTCGCCTTCTATAATTCTTTTTGCAGCGTCTTCAGCAGTCACATAGTTTGTAGCCTCAATACCCAAATAAGCAGTTTCCCACTGAGGTCTTTCAATCAAAGCAGCAGCACCCAAAGCACATCCGGCATCTCCTGCAGCTGGTTGAATAGATATATCATTGTATGCTGTAAATCTCCTAATCTGAGTGTTCGCTACACAGTTTAAGGCAGCTCCGCCCGCATAGGCAAGCTTATCATAGCCTGATTCTCTATATAACCAATCAGCCAAGTTTACTACAATATTTTCAAAGGTTCGTTGTACAGAAGCTGCAATATCCCAATCTAAGGCTCCATACCCTACTCCGCGCTCAAGATTGTGTAATAAAGAATAATCGCCATCTTCGTAGTGAATAATCTTATCTTTAATAAAAGACTCCCATTTAGGAGTTCCATAAGCTGCTGCACTCATAATCTTACACTCGTCTGATAAGGGTTGAAACCCTAATAGACGAGTAGCAGAAGAATAAAAAAGACCGAGAGAGTTTGGATAAGGAAAACGTTTGATCCACTCTATTTCTCCTTGTCTATACACACCAAGAGAGGTAGCAAAATTACCCCCTACAGTATCAATAACCATCACAGCACACTCAGTCCAGTCAGTCATTAAGATCGAGCTCATAGCATGTGCTTCGTGATGATCTACTAATACAGGTCTAGCATTAGTCCATTTTCTTGCATCTTTTTTGAATTGAGAATAAGTAGACTTTTCATAAAAAGCGGCAAACTCCCAATCTTCATAGGTATCTCTCATCCACTTAATAGTGTTTTCTGGAAAGCTTTTATCAAACTTTTGACGAGAAAAACGCTCCTCATGAGAAGCGCCTTGAATACGTCCGTCGTTTATAGACGCTGCTGCACTATCGTGATGATAAGAGCTCACTCCTAAAATCTTCATTAAAATACCTTATAGCTAAGTCAAAATAAGTTGTTGTAGTAAAGCCATTATAGCCTACAGAGGTTAAG